GCCGTCTGACCTCTTCGGTCATGCCGGCGAAAATCCCATAGGGGAAGTCCTGGTAGTTCGCCAGGGTCCAGCGGGTGCAGTCTCTGAACACCGGGCAGCGGACGCAGATGGCCTGGCAGGCAGCCAGGGCCTCGATGCTGGTGTCGAAGTACAACTCGTTGACACGACCGGTAGGGGTCAGGCAGCCTCGCCTGGGGTCGATGTCGAAGTCAGGGTCCAGTCGACCGCGGACCCAGAGCGGGGTGCGCCTGGTCATGCCGGGGAGTATGAACGGGGGGTGTGACGGCCAAGCCAGTAGTCACGGCCCTGGCCGGCGCTGTACCTCCGGTCGCCAGGATGGCGCTTCCGACGACTCTCCACCAAGGCAGCCAACTTGTCACGCCGGCCCAGGAAGACCACCCAGACTGGTTTGTCTGATCGCCGCCACCACTCAGGATGCCGGCCAAACTCCACCATCATCAACCTCATGGTGTTGAGGCTGATGCTGTGGTCGGACCTCCAGATCTTGAGGCCCCTTGCCAGGGCCTGCCAGTTCAACTGGGGCCGCATGTCTCCTGAGAAAACCGTGGGGAAAAAATCCCTCGCCAGGAGGCTGACTGGATTTTGGACAGACTCCGACTTAACTCCCAGGGAAGACACAGGAGACACCAATCCAGACAACTGTGCTTCGGCATCTCCATGCGCTCCGCGCATTACGATACCTACGGGTCGCCTGGCGGCGAGGGGGTTTTGGGGATTACCTCCCTTCCAACAAGAACAGGGGTCCGAGATCTCAAAGCCGATGTCGGTCCTCTCGATGTAGTCACCATCGAGGAGATGCCTCATCGCCGCCTCTGTTCTCCTGGTGGCGTGATGATCCTGGAAGGCTCTCTTGGCACCCTGCTCGATCAATCCGGCAGGGTCCAGCTTCACTAAACCCCTGCTCCCAGCCTTCTTCGACATCCAGGCCAGGAGCACATGCTCGGGGCCGTCACCCAGTTCCAGGCATGGTGGTACCAAGCCTTTGTCCACCCTCCACCTCCTCGATTCCAGCCCGCTCGGCCTGAGCCAGGGCGGTAACCCCGTACTTTGCACCCGCCCCAGGCGGCTGTCAAGCCCGAATCTCCGGAGATTTGGGCGCGCCTTTGTAACTACATGAGTGAAGCCGTTACCCCGGCGAAGATTGCAAATGGAGGCTGTTTTCTACAGCGCCGCCTACGACCGACTAGAGGCGCGGATCATTTACACGCACTTCCCCCGCCGGGTACCTTCTCCGGAAAAAACACTAGCGTAGTTCCGGACCCTCCGCAAGGGGGAGTTTTCCACAGGTTCCGCGGCCCTCCTAGCCTGGTTGGGGATGACCTACGTGGATGACCCCACCCTGGGGGAAGACGACCTGGAGCCAGGTGAGGATGGCCTCTCCGACGACCTGGCCCAGTACGCCCCGCCTGTCCTGGACCCCAACGACCAGCAGTTTGTGGACCGCCTTGTGGACAAGGTGTGGGAGTTCACGCTCATCTTCAGCGGGGTGGATATGTTCCCCTACCAGGAGACCCTGGGCCGGCGCATCATCGAGAGCGTCATCAGCGGAGATGGGGCCACTATCACTGGGGAATGCTCCCGCCAGAGCGGCAAGACAGAGGTCATCGCCAACGTCGCCGCCAGCCTGATGATCTTGTTACCGCGGTTAGCTGAGATGTTCCCTGACGTGGGCATGCTCGCGAAGTTCCGCAAGGGGGTCATGGTCGGTTGCTTCGCTCCAGTTGAGCAGCAGGTTGAGACTCTGTTTGGACGTGTGGTGGACCGTCTGACCTCAGAGCGGGCGCTGGAGATGCTGGAAGACCCAGAGATCGATGACGTGGTGCGCCCAGGGTCGCGGAAGGTCCGCTTGAAAAAATGCCAGAGCTTTTGCGCCATGCAGACCGCCAACCCCAGGGCCAAGATCGAGTCCAAGTCGTACCATGTCATCTTTGTAGACGAATCCCAGTCGGTGGACGAGTACGTTTTGAATAAATCCATCGCTCCGATGGGAGCCTTTTATTTGGCGACCATGGTCATGACCGGCACTCCTGACATCATTAAAGGGGCCTTCTTCAAGACCATCCAGATGAACCGGCGCATGGAGCTACGCCGGGGTGGCAAGAAGAACCACTTCCGGTTCGACTGGCACTACTGCGCCCGGTTCAACAAGAACTACGCGGCCTACATCCGCGGTGAGGCCATGCGGATCGGGGAGGACAGCGATGAGTTCAGGCTCAACTACAGGTTGGAGTGGCTCCTGGAACGGGGCATGTTGGTCACAGAGACTCGTATGGACGAGCTTGGTGACCCCACCATGCCCATCGTCCAGAGCTACTGGCGTTCTCCCCTGGTGGCCGGCATAGATTTTGCCCGCCGCATGGACTCCACCGTGGTCACGGTGCTTTTCGTAGACTGGGACCGACCGGACGAACTGGGGCTATACGACTGTCGCATCCTGAACTGGCTGGAGATGCACGGGGAAGAATGGGAGGATCAGTACTGGCGGATCGTGGATTTCTTCAGCAACTACTCCATCGTGGCCTGCGGCGTTGACGCTCAAGGAGTTGGCGACGTAGCTGCTGATCGGCTGAAGCGACTGCTGCCACGTATCCAGGTGGAACCACTGTCGTCACAGATCCAGGATCAAAGTGCCAGGTGGAAGCACCTCCAGCAGTTACTCCAGCGGGGCTTGCTGTCGTGGCCGGCGCATCCCAGGGCCAAGCGGACCAAGACCTGGCGTCGGTTCCGAACCCAGATGGTGGATGTGGAGAAGACTTACAAGGGTGCTCACCTCGTGGTAGCTGCCCCGAACGAGGCCGGCGTGCATGACGACTACGTCGATTCACTGTCCTGCGCCACCATCATGTCCCAGGTGTTGATGGTCCCTGAGGTTGAGATCCAGTCGACCCCGTGGGCGGCTGGGGCGCGTCGGGCGAGGACTGCTCGTCCTCGTCAGCGCCGACAGCCGGCTTAGCCGCGGCGTCGGAGCCGATGGCCCGGTTCATCGAGGTGTTATGTGCCCAGGTCTCGGACGCGCTCACGCCTCCAGGCTAGCTGGAGGCGTGTTCACCCTGGTACGTCGGTTTGGTGAGGGGAGATGGGGACTGGCTCGGCACGACGAGGTACGGCGAGGCATGGCCCGTCGGGTGGTCTAGGGGGGAAGTGCCGCACAGCCTAGCCTGAGATACAACCCGACGAGGGAGGAAAGCCGATGAGTTTGGCCCCCGAACCGCAGTTTCCCGAACGCGGCCGGTACGCCTACGACGAGACCATGGGGCCGAACGCCCCAGGTGGGCGCGGCCCGCTGCGATTCGAGGAGGGTTTGAGTACTGACACCGACATTCCCACCGACTTCCAGCGGGGCATGATCGAGTTCATGGTCAGCGCCCCTGGCCGCATAAATCACGTCGACCCTCAGGTGCAGTTCAAGATGCCCGACGAGACCATGCAGGAGCGGGCACACGTCGGCTCGGCAGCCTGGATCGACGCCCCCACAATGCTGGGTGAGTTCGCCCACGGCTCATTTACTGACCAGGCTGAGGTCCGCTACGAGGAGGTGTTCCGCTCGGGCGGTATCCAGAAGAGGCGGTCTCCCGAAGTCGTCACCGACTGATCATGGCCCTGGAGGAGGGCCGGAAGGTCCGCATCCTGACCCATGCTGTCCAGCACTACGGAGCCAACCCAGAGGAGGTCAAGACCGCCCTCGATGACCCGAACGTGGGTTGGGACGAGAAGCAGAGCGACAGGACACTCGGCCAGGCCGCGGCCATGTACGCCAACACCAAGGGCGGGAGGCACAACTGGTAATGGATCTTCGCCCAGACCTCTTCCCTGACCGCCGGCAAGAAGGCCGGCGCACCGCTCCCGTCAGTCACGCGGCTGAGGCCCAGGGTCCAGTCAGGGCCGGTCCCAGGGGTACGAGCCTGATAGCTGCCCAATGCAAGCAGTGTGGCGCCGACGTGGTGCGTGGCAGGGGAGCCTGGAGGGACTCGACGTGGTAGCGCCCGTTCCTGAGTCAGCTAACCCCCGTCAGTTCGACCCCGGCCTCCGGGGTTCCAAGCGCCAGGAGGCCAAAGCGGCGCGACGCCAGGCTGAGTCGTTCGACCCTCGGCTGCGGGAGCAGCGGCTGCGGGACACTGCCGCTCACATCAGGACCGTCACTGGGGGCCGCGGCTCCCAGCGCAGTCGAATGGCATTGGGCAGGACAGCCACGTTCAAGCGTCTGGGCCTTCAGTCCATAGCTCTGGGCCAGGGGACGACGCCAGGCCCCTGGTCGGAGATGTCTCACGAAGACCGGCAGGAAACCATGGCCCGGTTGCAATCGAAGTACGGCGTCACCATGCATGGGGCCACCAAGACCATCCAGGGCAGGATCAACAAGGGGGCTGCTGAAGCTCTACAGGCCGGCGTGGCAGCCGGTAAGGCCCGTGGGCGCCCCTATGAGCGGTATGAGGTGGAGGGGCAGCGTTTCTACCATGGCACCGACCCGACAGTCGCCAAGCCTCTGGACCCGGAGAAGGCGTTCTCGGTGGACAAGGAGGTCTACGGGCGTGACCCTGGGGCCAACCGGGGCGACCTCCAGAAGCTGGGAGAGCGGCATGGGGTGAGCTTCCAGACAGCTACCGCTGTGCGAGCCATTGGCTCCCCACGGGTGCGCCTTCCTGGTGAGCGCAGGAACGCTGAGGCGGTGTTCAGGCACGTCGAAGCGGGCAAGCGGGTGGACATCACCACCCCGCAGGAGTTCCGCCCTGGTGAGCAAGTCGAGGGCGTAGCACTCCAGGGTAACGCT